GCGCTGAAAGAGGACGCTGCTTTCTTAAACGAAGCTGCTCCTACTAACCAGACTGGTTCTAACATTGCTAACTGGGATCCAATCCTAATTAGTCTTGTAAGAAGAAGTATGCCTAACCTTATCGCTTACGATATTGCTGGTGTACAACCTATGTCTGGACCGACTGGACTTATATTTGCAATGAGAAGCAGATACAAAGCTCAAGACGGAACTGAAGCGCTTTTTGATGAAGCTGAAAGTAAATTTTCTGGAAATGCTGCTAACGCTAACATTCCTGGATCATCTGGAACTTCAACAAATTCGCCTGCACAAAACAACCCTGCTGTACTTAACGATTCCCCAGCTGGAACTTATACTTCTGGTGCTGGAATGGCAACAGCTTCTGCTGAAGCCCTAGGGGACTCTTCTGGAAACGCATTTGCTGAAATGGCTTTCTCAATTGAGAAATCAACGGTAACTGCTAAGAGTAGAGCTCTTAAAGCTGAGTACACAATGGAACTAGCACAAGACCTTAAAGCAATTCACGGCTTAGACGCTGAAACTGAACTTGCTAATATTCTTTCTGCTGAAATCCTTGCTGAAATTAATAGAGAAGTTGTAAGAACAATTTACATTAATTCAGAAAAAGGTGCTGCTACAGATACAACTAACGCAGGAATCTTTGATTTAGATACTGATTCCAACGGTAGATGGTCTGTTGAAAGATTTAAAGGTTTAATGTTCCAGTTAGAAAGAGACGCTAATGTTATTGCACAAAGAACAAGAAGAGGAAAAGGAAATATCCTTATCTGTTCTTCTGATGTTGCTAGTGCATTACAAATGGCTGGTATACTTGACTACACACCTGCGTTAAACAACAACTTAAATGTTGATGACACAGGAAACACATTTGCTGGTGTATTAAACGGCAGATTTAAAGTATACATTGACCCATATTCAGCAAACGCTGCTACAAAACAATTCTATGTAGTAGGTTATAAAGGAACTTCTCCTTATGACGCTGGTATGTTCTACTGCCCTTATGTACCATTACAAATGGTTAGAGCAGTTGGTCAGGACACTTTCCAACCGAAAATCGGATTTAAGACAAGATACGGCTTACAAGCAAATCCTTTTGCTGAAGCTAGTGCTTCGTCTGACGCTGTTATTGACGGTGCTGGTGCTGCTAACTCAAACAGATATTACAGAAAAGTACAAGTAGTTAACTTGGCGTAATCTGTATATCAGTTTATACTGAAAACGAAAAAAGGCGACTTTCGGGTCGCCTTTTTTTTAGCCTATGAAAAAGAACAATGTCATAATCTTTGAAGACAATCCTTTGTACATAAAAAAACTAGTCAAAGATAAACCACTAAATTTATTTGGTGCACCTATTCCTACAGATACAATAGTTAAGAATTTTAGAATATTCAGAAGGATAATTAAGTCGTATAAATAGTAGTATGACAACTATTAACTCAATTAGTAGACAACCTACGCAACAAGACTATGCTAGTCCTAGTCAATTTAAATTCAGTATTGCAAAACTACCTAAAGTGGAGTTTTTCTGTACAGAAGTTAATATACCAGGTATCAATCTAGGTAATGCTACACAACTAACTACATTAAGAGATATACCTTTACCAGGCACTAAATTAGAGTTTGGTGATTTGTCATTAACATTTTTAGTAGATGAAAAGTTTGATAACTTTGAAGAGATATACACTTGGTTAAGAAGTCTAGGTTTTCCTGCTGACCATACTGAATATGCAAATTTAGTAGAAGCAGGTAGAGATAGATTTCCTACGCAAGGTAAAGAACTATCTGGTGTAAGTAAATTTGCAGGTAGAGAAGGAACTGCTGTAAATGTAGGTGCTACTTTATCAGACGCCACACTATCAATATTATCAGCAAAAAACAATGTAATAAAAGAAGTAAGATTTACAGACATATTTCCAACAGGTTTATCTGGTGTTGGTTTCTCAACACAAGCGACAGATGTACAATACTTAACTTCAACGGTAAACTTCAAATATACATTGTACGATTTTGCTGAACCAGGTAAAAAATCCACACTTACGCAATCGTAAAAGCTTGACAAAGCACTAAAAATAGTATAATATTATAAGGCTAACAAAGGTGAAAAAATAATATGACACTTGAAGAATTACAAGATATCGTTGAGAAAAAATTAAAGATTAATGATACGGAGTTGGATTTAGAAGCTCTTAAAACACCACAATTACATAATGAATTTTTGAAACATTACAATAAGTTTAAGTTAATGAAAACTAAAGCAAGTGCTGAACTTGCAACAATTAAATTACATAAATGGGAATACTATACAGGTAAAGCAGACCCTATGGTATATCAACAAAAACCATTCAATCTAAAAATTCTAAAACAAGATGTAGACAAGTATATTGAAGCAGACGAAGATTATCAGAAGATAAAACAAAAAGTAGATTACTTGGAAACTATTGTTGACTTCCTAGATAGAACAATCAGACAAATACAAAATAGAGGATTTTTAATAAAGGATGCGATTGAGTGGCGTAAGTTTACTAGCGGAGCGATTTAATGGCACACTACATAGGCAATAAGATTTATTGGCGTAGAGACAATGCCTTTAGTAAAGAGTTTCTACAAAAGGTTGACGAGATAGCAAAACAGAAAAAACTTGTTGACTTAAAAATTCACGGCAAAGAAGGTATGAATACAATAAGAGATAGCAAAGGCTGTTTCTTAAATGACAAATATCTTATAGACAATATAACTCCTGCAATCAATCAAGCAAACGAGGAATGTATGTGGCACTTTAAACTAAAAATGTTTGAAGATTTCCAATATACAACTTATGGAGTAGGTCATCATTATGGTTGGCACCAAGATACACATACTCACGCTTATAGAGACCAGACGGTACGAAAAGTTAGTTTTACATTATGTTTAAATGATGAGTATACTGGTGGTGAATTAGAGATTTGCGAACCACACCCAGACCCAAAGAAAACAAAATTTCATAAGTTTGATAAAATTACACCAGGCACAATGATTATATTTTATTCTGGTCTATGGCATAGAGTATTACCTGTAAAAACAGGTTTCAGAAAATCACTAGTAGGTTGGACATTAGGCACGAAGTTTCAATAAAATGGTAGTAAATCGTTATATTATAATTGAAAAGAAAGACGAGGTGTATCTTACGATAGACGCTGAGAGCGATATTCGTAGAGAGTTAAGTGAGTTTTTTACTTTTGAAGTACCTGGTTATAAGTTTATGCCACAATATAGAAATAGATATTGGGATGGTAAAATAAGATTATTTAAATATGCAAAAGGTGAAATATACTATGGTCTTTTGCCATATGTTAAGAAGTTTTGTGAAGATAATAATATACAAGTTATTACAAAGATAAAAGAAAATAATAAACCACTAGATAAGATAGAGTGTGCTAAATTTTGTAAGGCATTAAACATACCTTTACAGATTAGAGATTATCAATTCAATGCGTTTTATCACGCAATACAAGAAGACAGATGTTTACTATTATCGCCAACTGCTAGTGGTAAATCATTGATTGCATATTTGATTTTAAGATTTCAACTATTAAGATTAAAAGAAAGAAAGGCAAATAAAGTATTAATCATTGTACCTACAACTTCACTAGTAGAACAATTGTATAAAGATTTTAGAGATTATGGATATAATGTAAAACATATTCATAGAATATATCAAGGACACGAAAAAGATACAACTAAAAGAGTTGTTATATCTACTTGGCAATCTGTATATAAACTACCTAAAAAGTGGTTTGCAGACTTTGGTGTTGTTATTGGTGACGAAGCACATTTATTTAAATCCCAGTCCCTAACAACTATAATGACAAAGATGACTAATTGCAAATACAGAATAGGTATGACAGGTACTTTAGATGGTTCTAAAACACATAAACTAGTATTAGAAGGTTTATTTGGTGCTGTCAATAGAGTAGCACAAACGACAGACTTGATAGAAAAGAAACAACTAGCGAAGTTTAAAATACATTGTTTGATATTACAACACGGTAAAAACGCTAGAGATTATCTAAAAGATAAAACATACCAAGAAGAAATGGATTATTTGTGTGCTAGTAAGAGTAGAAACAACTATATAAAAAATCTATGTGTTGGTCTACAAGGTAATACATTGTGTTTATTTCAATATGTTGAGAAACACGGTAAAGTATTAGAAGAACTTATAAGACTAAAGGATCCTGAAAGAAAAGTATTCTTTGTATACGGAGGAGTAAACGCTGATGAAAGAGAAGAAATTAGAGCAATTACAGAAAAATCGGATAGTGCGATTATTGTCGCAAGTTATGGTACATTTTCAACTGGTATCAATATACGAAACTTACATAATATTGTTTTTTCTAGTCCTAGTAAGAGTAGGATAAGAAACTTACAATCTATTGGTCGTGGTTTACGACTAGGAGATAACAAAACAAATGCAACTTTATATGATATTGCTGATGATGTGTCATATGGAGAAAAAGAAAATTATACTCTTCAGCACTTCCGAGAAAGAATAAATATTTACAATGAAGAGAGTTTTGATTATGAAATTCATAATGTAGAACTAAAGGAGTAATCTATGCCTAACAATCCTAACGAAATGAAACCAGACGGTACTACTAAAATCAAAATCATTAAGTTGATTAATGGTACTGATATTGTATGCGAGATTGCACACGCCGAACAAAACAAACCTTTACTTACACTTGATAAACCTTTAGAAGTAAAGTATGTACCTCAAATAACAAACATAGGTATCAAAGATTATATTGCTCTAGTAAAATGGGCAGGCTACACTAACGATAAATTGGTTACCATACCTAAAGATAAAATTTTGACAATAACAAATGCAAGTAATGAAATGATTAAAAGTTATAGAAATGTTATCGTAGATTATAACAACTATGACAAGTTAGTAAGACGAGAAGAAAATGAGAGAACTCGTAAGTTAATGGACCGAGAAATGATGTCGCCGTCCGAACGAGAAGAGTTTGAGGAAATATTTGATGACTTTGATGACCTTAAAAAGAAAGATAAGACGATACACTAATAATAGTATCTCTTTAATATATTCTCTAGCAACCAGCGACACGCTGAATATAACACCAAAAATTCACCTTGTCAAGCACCTATCATATGGGACGGCAAAATTAGTTAGGAGCTTGACCTTAACAACAAAATATAGTATAGTGAGATAATTATGGCAAGAAGAAGTACAACTAAAAAAGAACATTATGTTGATAACAAAGAGTTTCTAGCCGCTATGATTGAATACAAAGAGAAGTGTGAGAAGGCAAAAAAACGAAAAAGAAAGAACCCACCAGTAACCAATTATATAGGTGAGTGTTTTTTAAAAATCGCTAACCATTTGTCTTACAGACCTAACTTTATCAATTATACATTTAGAGACGATATGATATCAGATGGCATAGAAAATTGTTTGCAATATCTGGATAACTTTAATCCTAAAAAGTCAAACAATCCGTTTGCGTATTTTACGCAGATAATTTATTATGCCTTTGTGAGAAGAATACAAAAAGAAAAGAAACAAACTACTATTAAACAGAAACTAATCCAAGACGCAAATTATGATGATTATGCTTTGCAACCTGGTGACGATAGAGAGTTTAAAAATCAATTTACAGAATTTCTACAAAAGAATATACCGACAGATGAAAAGACTAGTGAACCTATTAAGAAAACAACAACTAAAGGTGCAACAAAGAAAAGGGTAAGAAAGGCAAAAGCAAACTTGGAGGATTTTCTATGACAGAAAAGCAGAAACACAAAGACTTGAAGAAGTTAGTATTGACTAAAGAAATGGAAAGAAAAACGGACCGAGGTTGGAAGTCTTGGTTTGATTTAAAAAATTTAAAGAAACTAAAATTAAAAGCAAAGGACAAATTGAAGGCTACAAAATGGCCTCCTGATGATGTATTATAATGAAGATAGCACTACTTAATGACACACATTTTGGTGCTCGTAATGATAGTCCTGCATTTATAAAATATTTCAATCGTTTCTATGATGAGATATTTTTTCCTTATTTGCAAGAACACAATATTACGACACTTATTCATTTAGGCGATGTAGTTGATAGACGAAAGTTTATTAATTATAACACGGCACATAACTTTCAACATAAGTTTTGGAAGAGACTTTGGGATAAGAAGATTGATACTCATATTATATTAGGTAACCACGATACTTATTATAAAAATACAAATGAGATTAATGCTATGCAACAACTTATTACTTCCCACGATGGTGTCAACGAACCTTTTATATACGAGAAACCGACAACGGTTAACTTTGATGGTTTAGATATATTATTATTACCTTGGATTGCACCTGATATTGAAGAAGAAAGTATCTATGCAATAGACAACTCAACTGCTCAGATTGCAATGGGTCATTTAGAAGTTAAAGGTTTTGAAATGCACAAAGGACATATTAATGAACACGGTTTAGAAATGCAACAATTTAATCGTTTTGAAAAAGTATTATCAGGACACTTTCATAGAAAGTCAGACAACGGAACAATATATTATCTAGGTACTCAATATGAAATAACTTGGTCAGATTATAACTGCCCTAAAGGTTTTCATATATTTGATACACAAACAAGAGAACTAACAAGAGTGCCTAATCCTATTACTATGTTTGAAAAGATAGTATACAATGATACAAAACAAAGTTATTCTAATATTGACATATCACAATACAAAGATAAACATATTAAAGTTATAGTAGAAGAAAAAACAGATACAAATATGTTCGGTGAATTT